AAACCACCGAGAGAGGGGGAGGAGATGGTGCGCAAACAGATAGAGGTGCTTGAGGCACGGCGGGGATGCCGAAATCGAACCAGCAGGTGCGTTTCGGCACGTTACCGGCGCGGAAGGAGTCGAGCAGGCCGTTGAGGAACGTGGAATCTGCCGTGCCTTCGGTCGAGGTTATCCAGATCTGGGGCTGGACGCCGGTGAAGTGCAGTCTCGTGTTCATGGTCGGTGCCATGCCGTCGAGGATCAGTTTGCCGGTCTCGTCGTCCAAGCTGAATGCCTCGTCGATGGTGAATTTGTCCATCTGCGTGCCATGGCCGGCCACTTTGGTCACGGCCAATGGGCAGATGAAGCTGCCGTTGCGGAAACGCTGCTCCATCCCGCCGTTGGAAAGCCTCGGCTTGAGGGCGAACGGCGCGAGCTTCGATTTTGAGAGCTGCTGCACGAAGTCCTTGAAATGCTTCTCGGCGTCCTTGCCGGTCTGCGCGAGGTAATAGATCTTCCGGTCTGGGCCGAGCAGAGCGTTGCGTGTGTCCTCGGTATCGATCAGCGTGCTCTTGCCGCACTGGCGCGGAGTGGAAAGCACCACACGGTCGTAATAGTACGTTCCGGTGGCAGGGTCGATTTCCCCGGCGACGTCGGCCACGTATCGCTGCCATGGCAGCAGCGGCTTGCCGAGCATCTCGGCAGTCCGTGCGACGATCGCGCCGTCGGTCGGCCGCGTTTCGTCGCGTTTCGTGCCGCCGCGCATGAGCATGGTCACAGTCCGGCCTTCGCGTCGGAGATGAAGTCGGTCAGCGTCGGGTCGAGCTGCGGCTGTTCCGGATACATCGCCTTGAGTTCCTGGAACCATGTGAGCAGTGATGTCATGTTGCGGCTGATCTCGCGTCCCTTGCTGTTCTGGATGTCGATGTTCCTGGCTATCGAGAGCATCGACTTGCAGATGTAGGTTGCTTCCGGCGTCAACGTCTTGCCATCCACGAAGCTTTTGATGAGATTCATGGTCGCCTGCTCCTGAAGGCCGCTGATGCCGTAGGGATGCGTGTATTCCTCGAAACCTTCCAACGTTCCTTGATTCATGATGTGTTTTCCTTGGTTTTCCAACGTTTTCATGTTTTTTTGCATGGTTCTGGGGGGAGAAAAGACTTGGCGCGGGGTCTTTTGGGCGTCGACTGTTTAAAAAAGCGGGTCACCATCGCGGCCGAGCGGCCGGAGAGTCGCGGCGGAGTCCGAGAGCGGCGAGGCGTTGTCGTCTGGCGGCGAGGCGGGCGTCCACGGCCTGCTGCGTGAGATGCAGCGCGTACCACTGCTGCGCCGTCCTGTACTCCTGCGGCGTGAGGTCGAGAGCGAACGTGGAATCGGCCGGTGTCTCGATGACGTGCACATCGTAGTCCAACGCCAGCCATTCGGCCAGCATGTCGGGATGGCGGCGGGAGCGTGGCAGCGTGCGTACCAGCCATACGTCCAACGGCTCCGAGCTCTTGGCCAGCGTGCGGGCCGCGCCGTCCCACGCCATCGCGGCGGCGAGGCGCAGCCCATCGGTCGCTTTGGATTGCGTCGGGCACAGGTCGCGCAGCAGACTGTCGAAGCTGACAACGATGCTGTCACGGCGGAGCATGGACTGCATGGCCATGCCGAAGTCGGCCCGTGGCGGTCCGATGACAGCATGCAATGTCGCGCCGTATCCGCTCAGCACACGGTCCTGGCGCATCGCGTTGCAGTGCTTGCACGCTCGGCGCAGGTTGGCCACGGTGTCCTTGCCGCCATGGCTGAACGGGATGATGTGATCGTCCTCGGTCGCGGTGATGGAGCAGCCCGGCATGCCGAGCCAGCACCGGTTGCCGTATGTGGCGATGACCTTCGCTCTGATGCGTGGTTCTACGGTCTGTCTTCTCATGCTTTGCCTTTCTCTCGTTGGGTGAGTATCCAGCCGTTCACGTCCTGTTCGGCGTACATGATCGAGTTGCCGATGCGGATTGGCGGCGGTCCGATGATCGGGATGGACTGCCGCCACCGGATCAGCGTGCGTTTGCTGACGTTCAGTCTGGTCGCGGTCTCGGTGGTGGTCAGCATGCTGATGCGGGTCATGCCGTGGCCTTGTTCCTGAGCAGCAGCGCGATCTGTTCCAGCTTCGCGGCGACAATCGGCCAGTCGGCCTTCGAGATGTCCGACCAGACCATGCGCGGCCCGTCCGGGCAGATGATGTTCTGGCCTATCTCCACGTCACCGGGCTGCGGCAGGTCGTGGTCCTCGACGTCAAGCGAGATACGAATCTGCGGTTTCAAAACAGTGGCTCACCTTCATATGCGGTTTGTGGTTTCGTCTGAGGCCGCCATGGCGTGTATGTCGTGGCCCACTTGCGGAAGCTGCGGCAGTCGGTGCGCCAGGTGCCGACACGGTACACCGGCAGCCCCTCATCTTTGAGGCTGAGCAGCGATGGCACGTTCGGCTCGCCGAGCGCCCGGCAGACCTGGAACAGTTCGATGTCGGTGCGCCCGTTGTTCGCCGCGATGCGGTCCACAGCGTCGGCGAAGCCCTGCATGAGCATCCTGCGCGATTCCTCCGGATAGTGCAATACCTCGTGCAATGACGGCTTAATCGATGACATAAGACCACATCCCGCACCATTTGGCCAGCGTCAACAGCAGAGACTCGGAATCGTACATCTTGCCGGCGGCGGGAGAACGGTAGACGGGAGCTGGCACGCCCTGCTCTCCGTAGGCCATTTTCAGAGCGGCCTGGAGCTGGTTGTCGTTCAATCCGGACGCCTTCATCAACGACTGTCGTGAGGTGTTCGCCCTGCACCTGATGTTCTTGTCGATCATCGGGAGTGTCATCCTCATCTGCGTCCTCAGTTTGTCGGGGAATGTTGCCTTGCTCAATTTCAATCCTTCCTGTAGCTTTCGGTTGGTGAGCGCTTGAGAGGTCAAGACCTAGAATCTGCTGATGGAAACGCTCGGCCGAGATTTTCGGCCGAGCCGGGCAACAGATTCCAAAGGTCCTGCAGAACGTTTCGGTCGGAGCCGCGCCGTCGATAACAAGAGCGGCCGAAGCCGCCGGGAATGGTCCCCAATCAGGCCACGGCCGAAGCCGTCTATGGTCGCCCGATTCCGCCTTAATCGACGGCCTGAGAGGGTCGGGAGCTAAATTTCGTCTCGCAAATGGCGCGATAGCCACGCGCCTGGCGTTACCGGTCGCTAACCCGGCTCAGCGGTGGCAGGGGTACGCCATACGCCCCATATGCCGTTCGGTTTTTGTCAGTCGTCGTCGGTGAGGAAATCACCCAGACGGACGATCGCGAGCACCAGCCCCAGCATGAACAACACGAAGGGGCTGAGCAGAATCAGAAGAACGAACTTGATGAAACGTTTCACGGTCAATCCTCCTCGTTGAAGCAGCGGTCGATCTGTTTCTCAAGATCGTCAAGCTCGTAGCCGTTGAACGGGACGCGCACGGTGACTTCTGCCGTCTCAACGATCAGCTCGTAAAAACGTTGACTGCTTTTCCTGTCCACACGTTTGACTGTGACGCTCATTCCTGGGCTCCTTCCCATTCACGACGGGCACGCCTAGCGTGCGTCATCGCCTTGTTGATCGCGCCCTTCATCGCCTTGTTGATCGCGCCCTTCATCGCCTGAAGGTCGCCCATGTCCAAGCCATCGAAATCGAACGATCGTTCGCCCACCTTGATGTGGCAGGCGAAGCCGTAGGGATTGCCGCCGGTGCATTCCGACGGGTCGATGTCCAGCACCTGGAAGTAATTGCTGGTGCATTCCGGATTGAAAACACTCATTTCACTGCTCCTTGATTCATGGATTTAGGCTCCTTCCTCCGCAGCGATAGGCTTGTAATCGCACAAACCAAACCTTTCAAACAACGAAGGAAGGAAGAACAATGAGTGACGAAAACACGTTCGACTTCGCCCTTTACCTGGGAACGACCACGCCGCTTACCATCACCGGTGCGACGGCCTCCACGGTCAGTGAACTCTCCGAACGTCTGAAGTCCGGCACCAGCTTCATCCAGACCGTCAGGTTTCCCGACATGAGCATCCATGCCATCACCATCAACCCCAAGGCAGTCCCGTGGTGGCAGATCGATGCCGGTGACGTCGTGCTTCCCATGCAGATCTTCTAACGCCGTTGGATCTTCGAGCGTGGCCATGACACCACGCTTGACAATCGCGGCCTGCTCTGACGTCAACGCCTGATTATGGATGTACACGGCGCGGGCGTTAAGGACAATGCAGCCCTCGCCCGCCATCTTCACGGATTCAGCCGAGACCACGACAATGGAGCCGGCGGCATCATGGATCATCATCGCTTGTTTCCTTTCTGCTCGTTTGAACGGCCGACGAGGTAATCAAGGCTCACGTCGAAGAACTCGGCGATGCGGCTGAGGTCTCGGAGCGTGTAATTTGCTCGGCCGTGAAGTTTGTTGGTGAAGAGTTGCTGACTGATGCCAATTTCGGCGGCTACGTCCTTTTGTGTGAGGCGATTCTTGCGGATGAGCTTCCGGACTCGCGCTGAAGTATCGCCATGCGATTCGACTAAAACCATACGATAGTCATATCGTATAAATCGTGACGATGTCAATTCGACACGCCTAGAAAAATAAAACTACGTTGTATTATGAAGCTATGACAGCAGTAATTGCACAGCCTCAAGCCAAGGCTCAAGACATAGTGGCTATGAATGTAAATCTGATGATCTCTGCTCGACATATCCAGAAGAAGGATTTGGCGAAGGCTCTAGGGATTGCACCGCAGACTATCTCTAAGAAGCTGCGTAGTGAGATTACCTGGACTATTAATGAGACTCAAGCAGCGGCCGATTTCCTTAATACTGATGTAGCAACATTGCTCAACCCGTCTTTGACGCAAGGCGAGTTACTTGGATATAAGAAAACCCCCCCCCCCGGCGGTTACCACAAAGACCGGCCCTCCACAGGGG